TATATATAATAGGTGGATGCCATTAAGGGTCCACTGTTTAATCTTGCTTTATAAGGAGATACCAAAATGGTTACAAGCAAAGCACTATCTATTTTCGATAATCTAAATCAACTCACACCCTATGCTGTAGGATTTGATCGAGTCTTCGATCAACTCAATACATACGCTCGCAATAATGCAACGTCCACAGGGTTCCCACCATATAACATCCGTAAAGGGGGTGACTATACCTATGCCATCGAAATGGCCTTGGCGGGATTTTCAAAGAATGATATTGAAATCGAAGTAGCAGAAGGTTTGCTTACGGTTCGTTCAGTTAAAGAGGACTCTGAAACGAATGAAGAATATGATTCCAAAATTTATCGTGGAATCTCATATCGTAAGTTCAATCGGAAATTCACTCTTGCAGATGACATTGTAGTGAACGATGCTTCCCTCGAAAACGGTATGCTTGAGATTACTCTTGAGCGTATTGTTCCAGATGCGAAGAAACCTCGCAAAATTGCAATCAAATAATTTTGAAATAATAGCGAAAGGGGTCTTGACTTTTAGACCCCTTTCGTGTATTATCATATAAAATGGAGATTTATAAATGGTGAAATTCCACACATATGAAGACCTTCCCCCAGAGGAACAATCAGCATTTCTTGAAAAACAGGGAATGACTGAAAACGAATATTTAAAAAAGAGGAATGCTAATCTCAAAAAGGCTTCACCCTTTTTGAATTTGGAAGACATGACTCCAGAACAACGTAAAGAGTACGATGATCGGCAAGCCCGACATCATCAAATCCTAGAAAAGAGAGAGAAACGAATGGAAGAACAAGTAGCAAAAAAAGAAGAGATTCAGAGGGCCCGAGAAAAGTTTCTTGACAAACTTGACATGCAAATTGAACCTATCCCAAATCATTACATTGGAAAGATTCAATTTTCGCAAGATATCGTTGATGAGATTAACGAACATATTGATGCAACAAGTGACGATGTTCCTAGCATGTCTGATAAGCTTGTTGGTCAATTGAAGAACAATGAGAAATCGAGACAAGTAGATTTTGATACAACAACTGTAGTAGGTGAACAAGTTAAGACTGTTTTTGACTCTATTGGTTCTGCTTATCTACAGCAGGGTTATGGTCGTAAGTCTGTTGCTGAAACATTTGAAATCTGGACAAACCATGCATATGCTGGTGACTACAATCCTCTACATGACCACGGGTCACGCACCACAGCTGGATTGTCTGGGTTTATGTGGACTAAGTTACCTGATTGTATGACTCAACAGGATGTACCAGAAGGTAAGAACTTCTTCAATGGTGCATCTGGTATTGCAGATGGTTGGACACATATGATTTGGGGTCTACAGCAGCGCCGCGATGTGCATCGTTTGTATCCTCGCACAGAAGAATACATTCAGCCAAAGGTTGGTCTGATGTATGTTTTCCCACAGTGGATGAAGCATCAGGTGATGCCATTCTTTGGTCCGGGCGAAAGACGTTCAATTGCAATGAACTGGGCAGTCTATGATTCTGAAGCAGAACTTCGTGAGTTCTTTACTCCCGGCGAATGGAAAACATTCTATGAAGAAAATGTCAAGGACAGTCCTGCTGATACTGATGAGTCGCAACCTTATCGTGTTATGATTGATGGTGTAGAAACCTACATTCGGCGTGATATCTTCAAGGACGAGAAGCATCCTAGTGAAGAATAAAGAGATTGGTTATAAGTACAACGAGGGCACTACCCTTGTTGAACTTCAAAAGTACATCGACTCAACATATGATGAACACTATAGCAAGAACAAGTTTCAAGCTACAGAGTTCATCATAGACGGTGGACATGGTGAAGGTTTCTGTATCGGCAACATCATGAAATACGCACAACGATATGGAAAGAAGGGTGGAAAGAACAGAAGTGACTTGCTAAAAGTAATTCACTATGGTATTATCGCTCTATACATTAATGAACTTGAAGGTGAAAAATAATGAAACTAACAACTGAAACTATCTCCGTATTGAAAAACTTCTCTACGATCAATGCCAATCTTATGGTGAAGGCGGGGTCTAGTCTTTCCACTATGTCTGCGATGAAGAACATCGTAGCAAAGGCTGATGTCACAGAAGAATTTCCTAGTGACTTTGCAATCTATGACTTGAATGAGTTCCTATCGGCACTCTCTCTATTCGGTAAACCCGATTTAGAGTTTGGTAATGACTTTGTTATTATTACAGAAGAGGGTACATCGAAGTCTCTCAAGTATTGGTTCTCTGATCCATCCGTGGTGACGACTCCATCTAAAGAGATTTCGATGCCCTCAACTGAATTGACGTTCAACCTGTCGAGTGATACACTCAACGAAATCACAAAGGCTGCTGCTGTTATCGGTGTTCCCGATATGGCATTGTCTGGTGGTAAGTTGATGGTCACTGACAAAAAGAACAGCACTGCAAATGCATATGAGACATCTCTGGATGTTGGTGATATTGCCGCAGAGTACAAGTTCTGGTTCAAGGTTGAAAACCTAAAAGTTATGCCAGGCGCATACGATGTTGAAGTATCCTCTAAAAAGATTAGTCACTTTACTAACACTAAACTTGGTGTGCAGTATTGGATTGCACTGGAACCCGAATCTTCGTACAATGGCTAACTTGAGGAATTTATATTATGGATCAATTTTTGTGGGTCGAAGAATATCGGCCACGGGACATAGAGTCATGCGTACTCCCTAAGACTCTAAAAACCTCTTTGCAGTCTTTTGTTGACAAAGAGACATTACCCAATCTGATTTTATCAGGTGGTCCGGGCGTTGGTAAGACAACTGCTGCAAAGGCCATGCTGGAACAGATTGGTGCTACCTACATGTTTATCAACGGTTCTGAGGAGTCAGGTATTGACGTTCTCAGAACCAAGATAAAGAACTTTGCGTCCACTGTGTCGCTTGAAGGTGGTAAGAAATACCTCATTCTTGATGAGGCAGACTATCTAAATCCACAGTCCACACAACCAGCTCTTCGTGGTTTCATTGAAGAGTTTCACAAGAACTGTGGATTCATTCTGACATGTAATTACAAGAACCGTATTATTCCTGCTCTGCAATCGCGGTGCAGTGTAATTGACTTTGTAATTCCTAGTGCAGAGAAACCTAAACTTGCACAAAGTTTCTTCAACAGGGTTCTACAAATCCTTGATAAGAATGAAATCAAGTACAATGAAAAGGTTATTGTACAACTCATAAATACTCACTTTCCAGACTGGCGTAAAGTTCTGAATGAACTGCAACGGTATTCTGTGTCTGGTGAGATTGACGCTGGTATTTTGGTTAACCTTGGTGATAAGAACGTCAAAGACCTGATGGTTATGATGAAAAACAAGGAGTTCACCAATGTTCGTAAATGGGTTGTCGATAGTCTGGATAATGATTCTGACAAGTTGTTTCGCGCTGTTTACGATAATCTATATGATTATGTTGAGCCTAGCAGCATCCCTCATGTGGTTGTGGCAATTGCTGAGTACCAGTATAAAGCAGCGTTTGTTGCTGATCTGGAAATAAACATGTTGGCTTGTTTAACTGAGATTATGGGAAGGGCAAAGTTCAAATGATTAACATTTATGATAACGTGGTTGAGGATCATGTTGCACAACTGATTGATGCTGAGATGAGAAATGTTCGGTGGAAATTTGATTATGCATCAAATAAGAAACATCAATCTCGACATTGGCATGTTCTCTGCACACAAAATTCAACACTTGAAAAAAAATATACAATTGAAAATGAATTTGATTGGGTAATGCCTATCTGGTCTTCTGCAATGTTAAAGTATGATTTTAAGAAAATCTATAACATTGATACATATAAACGCATCTACATGAATGCTCACACACATGGTGTTGAACCAGTTATGCATACAGATGATGGCGATTTCACAATGATTTACTATCCAAGAATGGATTGGAAACCTGAGTGGGGCGGCGGTACTCTTATTGATGGACAACTTGTTCCTTATGTTGGTAATAGACTTGTTGTGTTTGATGCGTATCTAGAACATATGGCTATGCCAGTTCCCCGCGAGTGTTATGAGTTGAGGTGTGTAATTGTATTTAAGTTGATGATAGACGGAGCAAATCGTGAAAGACTTGACTTCTATAAAGATTGATTTTCTGAAAAGTCTAGGTTCTGATAAAGTTAATCATCGTGATCAAACTTTGTTAGAACACCTGATTGGTACAAGAGACAAACTTAAAGATATGGGTAAACCTGAGTATTTACAGGATGCTGGTTTGTTTCATTCTGTGTATGGCACTGCGTATTTCATGCCAGAAAAAGGATTAGTTTCTGACCGACAAGTTGTCAAAGATTTGATTGGTGATCAGGCTGAAGAAATTGCATGGTGGTTTTGTATGTTGGAATCACCACGAACTGTACAGATAAAAGATAATTTTGATGGACAACTCAGAGAAGACTTGATGGCATTGGATATAGCAAACTCAGATGATATGGGTGAAACAGGCGTTATGACATGGGATGAAGCATATGGCGTATGAGTTAAAGGAATATCTCAAGGCTGTCAATCAGACTAAAGAACCTTTGATGGATGGTGATGATGAGGAATGGGAACGAAAGTATCCCCCGTTCATTGTCAACAAGTGTGTTGCACCATTTGCTGATACCATCATGTTGGTAAATGAGATTAATCAACTACCAAATGTTGATAAGAAG